AAGGTTAAGGTTAGTAAAAAGAAAGTAAGAAAAATTAATGTAAAAAAATTTAAATTTGTGAGGTAACATGATAGATGATTTAGTAAATGATTTGGTAAGAGATGAAGGTTCAGTAAAAACGGAAAGAGGAAGACACATAGTATATGATTGTCCAGCTGGATTAAAAACTATAGGTTATGGTATTGAGGTACAAGATCATGGACTGTCTGAAAGAGAAGCAAGGCTATTGTTAAAAGCTAGAATAGAAGAAGTAATAGCAGAAGTAGATATAAACTATCCGTTCATGAAGACTGCACCACATCCAATACAAAAAGCTGTATACAACATGGCATTTAATTTAGGTATAACTAGACTAAGTAAGTTTAAAAATATGATTGCTGCTCTCGAAGAAGGTAATTATGATAAGGCAAGCATCGAAGCTGAAGATTCAAAATGGTTTGAACAAACTAAAAGTAGGGCACAAAGAATAGTTTTGCTAATGAAAGAAGCTGGTGGTAAGTTCTACGATTAACCCAGAAAACTGGGATTTTTCGAGTCGTTTAAATGACCACTGAGTGCCAGTAAAATATCTTTGCTTATGATTGTACCTACTTTTTTAAAAGTTTAGTATCAGTTTTCTTTAACTTGTCAAAAGAACGTAAGCCACCTAGTCCGAGCATACCTAAAAGCAATGGCATCATTACACTCATGTCAGCTTGAGGTATTGTAATACCAAACCCAGCACATATTGGTGAAATCATAAAGTTAATTCCTAATGACATTGCACATATCCAACCGACTAATGGTCGCCATGATGATTGAAACCAGTTACCCTTTGCTTCAGCTTTGTTAACTTCTATTTGTTGTAGTGATAATTGTTGTGCGTGCTTCTCTGCCATAGTAGATAAGTCGTGTGCAAGTTGTGCCTGTTTATCTTTGTCCCTTACAAACTTACCAATTAGTTTAGTCGCAGGTCCGATTAGTGCTGTCAATGCCATTTGGATTCTCCTTTACAATTATGTGTGTGTTTTTATATTCAAGTATATCTAACTGTTGTTCTATCAAAGCATACTCATGTCCTTCGTTCATACAGATCATGTAATACTTTGGTTTAAAAACCATACACTCTGCTGTATCTATTTCTTCTGCAAAGGCAACGTAAGTAATAATACATAATACAACGATAGTAAATACAATACCTATACCGATAGTTGCTTGTCTTGCTACATCCATCATCTCTCTTTGTTTAATCATCTTCTGTTTCTTTGCTAGTAATTTGCGTTGTTTAAGTTCTTCTATCCTACGTTTACGTTCCATTAATATTTCATCCCAAGTGTTTGGTCCGAAGCGAAGGTTAATCATATTCTTAATCTCTTGCATTTGCTCATTTGCTAATTTGGCATCAATTATACTTTGAGTAACACTAGATAAACCTAACTCATTTGCTGTACTGTTGGCTACTCTATTACGTTCTTTATTAATTTCTTGTTGACCAGTAAACATTTGATCTATTTGTTTAGCAACACCAGATATATCTTGTACTGTATTTATATTTTCTTTTATAAATGAAGTTGCTTGTTTAACTAGAGCAATTCCAGTTAATACTGCTGTTACTGGTTCTACCATTAAAAAGGTCTTTTCTTTGGTGGTCTACCTCTCTTGGCTTTTCTTTTAAATAAAAATTTAATTTTATCTAATATACGTTTTAACATTTGTATCATCTGTCCAGTCATATATTTTAGCTTGTGTTTTAATTGACCCATCTGAGTTTCTTTCTTCAACATACAATGCTTTAAAAGCATCCATATCACCAGCATTTGTAATCGCTGTTTCAATAGTAGCGGCATTACTTCTAATTGCTGTTACATAAGTTTTTACAGCATCAGGAATAGCTTTACTACTGTCATATATACTACGTTCTACTAGCCAGTTAAATCTTTTTATTAACATATCTGCTTCTCTATTTGCTTGTGCTATAGCTAATGCTTTTATATCTGCAAGGTTTTTATCTGCTATAGTATAAGACATTGTAACTTGTTTTTTACTAGCATCAAAAGTAAATGTTTGATTTGTAGTAAGTTCAAATCTATCATCTCCTCTACTTGCTGGTATTACTTGATATATACCTATTGCATTTAACTCATCCCAAGTCCAAGCATTAAATATTTTAGATGAGTGTTTTATATTATCTATTTCTATATTTGTTGGATAAGATATAATCTGTTCTACCTTATCATCTTTTATTAAAGCCCACATTGTTTCCTCCTACATAGGGTTATTAAGTTTAAATGGAGCAGTATTACCCCAACACAAATAAGGATAGGTTACTCCAGCTAAATTACTATCCGAATCATTATTTATAATTTTAAATCCATTTGCCATAAAAACAACATCTTGATTTTGTACTCTTGAACCATTGCTATCTATTTTTAATTGTTGAAATATTGGATTGTATCTTCCATTTTGATAGCTAGTATTACTAATAGTTCCATCTTGCCATGCAATATAAACCCAACTACCACTACCTGGTCTTTTGTATATTAAGACTCTGGGTAAAAATCCGGTATGTACGTAAGGACCATCTATGCTTTGACCTGTGCCAGTATAGGTAGAAAATTTTTGCAGACCATCTACATCATGCCAGCAATAACTTACAACATCTGTAGTGCTATTATTAGGCATTAAATTTCCAGGTGCACCCACAGTAAAAACATCAGAAGTAGGCATAGCACCATAAGTATTTGTACTAGATGTAAAACCACCAGAAGATTCGTTTAAAGTCCAGTTACCTACACTACCTAAGTAATGAATGAATACGTGCCAAGACCAGTTTCCTGTTGTATATGGTTTTGATATAATTAGCTTTGGAGCTTTAGTTAGACCATGACCTATTGTTTGATTAGATGAATTATTTGAAGTCCACTTCACAATACTAAATCCAGCTTTAGTATTAGCTTGTACTGTGCTAGTAATATCTCCTGTACCATTGCTTGATGTAGTACCTCCGTTTGCTTTACACGCAAAAACTTGATATAAAGCACTGTTAGTATTTATTCTACTAGAACTACCAGTTGTAAAACCATCAGTATCAAAAGAAGTAACTGAATTGCTATCAGTAGTTTCATTATCTGTATCATTTGGAACTAAATATTTTTGCACTCCTCTTGTTGAATCAAAAACATTCCAGTCGTGTACTTGATCAAATGATTTAAAAAACAAAAAGTCTGGTTTAAAATTAAAACCTGTTATACTTTGTGATCCGCCATTACCTGTATAAGCAAAACAAGTTAGTTGTTTTCCTGGTATATCGTCATCAGTAGCTGCTGGGTCAATGTCTGTAGAAGTAGGCATATTGCCTGTGCATACTGCTTTATAGTCGGCAGGAACAGAATATTTGAAGGAACCGAATGTTCCATCATCTGATGAACCAGCAGTAGTTTCGCCCATAAAAGTACTGTCTTGTCCAAAATTCATTATTAGTATTGGTTGTGTACCACCTAATACAGAAACTGTAGGATACCAAGTTTGTCCACTAGGTGTCCACGTAGCACCAGCATTTGTTTTACTAGCACCAGATGTTGGGTCGCCAGAACCCATAAACGTACCATTTAAAGAATAATATATAGCACCATTATCAGCATCAACAGCAACACCTACTATGTTACCATTTTGAATTTTACCACTTAATTCACTATAGGTTTTTGTTACACTATTATCTTTTCTTACTTCTCCATCTCTACTATCTAAACCTATTTCTCCAGTTAGTGTTCCATCACCACCACCTGTATTATTTTTAACATATATATTTCCATCTGCTATACCCATAGATATAATCATACCAGTAGAATTACCACCAGCTTTAACTATATATTCCCAATACCATTTACCAGATGTAAAAGCCATATTACACAAACCACTAGCATCGTGATTGTTATAATATCTTGCTTGTCTATTACCATATTCGTATTTAGGATAACCTTGGTCAGAAGAATAACTACTCCTAAACATATCATTGCCAGTACAGAATGTAGAATTTTTACTCATATTTTATCCATCACTTGTTGGTGTATTTAAAGATTTATGGTCAACTCCACAACCATTAACAGTCCAAGTCCGAGAGTTACCACTTGAATCTGTACCTAAACTACTTGCATTATCAAATTTTAAATAAAAATCTTTGTAAGACAAAGAACTTAAATCTTTCGGAACCCAGATGTTTTTCTTAAACTCTCCAAAAGATGTTGCTGTTAATACTGCCGCACTTGAACTATGACTTATCATTATAACTTCTGCTATATAACCTGATAAAGTGCTATCATTACTAATACTTCTTCCTATATACATATCACCAGAGTTCATAGCACTGTCAGCACCACCATCTAAACTAAAAGTAGTATGCGTATGTCCATTTCTATATACAATAATACTACCATTATTATTAGACATCACTATGTTAAACCATCCTGTATTATCTATAAACCTATAGTTATTATCATTAGTAGAACCCATATTTGTTTGTGCTGAATTAAGTCGTATTCTATCTCCGTTGTCTGTTCCAGGATAATCTTTATCATCAATTTGAAAACGCATAGTAGAGTCTGTATTGCCACTACCACTACCAGCGGCTATTATCATATTTCTTCCATCTTCAGCTTCTTCTCTATTTGGTCTAGTTCTTTGAACCCAACAAGAAAATGTCCAATAGTTTCTGTTACCACTTGTGCTACCACTAGCCAAACTTAAATAATCTGATTCATTTCCAATTCGCAAACTCTGAGATATTTGGTAATCATAAAAAGAGGGTACTCCACTTGAGCCTGGATTTTGAAATAACTCAGAATTAAACATATATGTACCTATGCAAATGCAAGTTGAGGTGCTCCCAGTTGAATTGATCCAGATGCTTTAACAAAATATGGTATAACATCTACAGCATTTGCCGCTGTTGATATTGTTAAACCAGCACCACCAGCAGTTTCATAATCTGTACCTAGTGATAATGTTCTACTACCTGAACCATCCTGTATAAAAACTATTATACCAGATTGTCCTACTGATTCTGTACTAGGATTAGCTAGTGTTACATTACCTGTTGCTGTAAGAACAAAGTTTTGATAAGTATCGAAATCAAGTGTAACACTACCTGTCTGTGATCCAGCAGTTTGTGTACTACCTCTTTGTGCTTTAGTAAATGTATTGTTTGTATCTTTAGCTACTATGTCTGCATCAAATGCTTGGACATCTGTACCAATTACTAAACCTAAATTTGTTCTTGCGGCACTTGCTGAAGTTGCATTTGTTCCACCTTTAGCTACAGTTATAGTTGGTAAACTTGATATTCCTATACCATCTGTAACTGCTAGTGAATGACCAGTTGGTATTGTAACTGTTGTACCACTTGATCCTTGTATCTTATCTACTGCTATTGTACTTGCCATTTTTTACCTCCTATAAAATTTGTAAAGTTCCATTGCCACCGATAGTCCATGTTGCAGAACCACTAACTGTAATTGCACCATACAAAATAGCATTTTTTGTACTTGCTGTAGTAGTACTACAATTACTACTAATACTATTATAATTACTAAACACATTTCCAGCAGTTGTCAACTCACTTGCTTGTATTGTTTCAAATGTAAGAGTACCAGAGCCATCTGTAGTAATAGCTTGATTTGCTGTACCATCAGATGTTGGATAACTTAATCCATCTAATACTACTTTTCCTGAACCATCTGGAGTAATAGCTATGTTACCATTACTTGTAGATACAATAGAATTTCCGTTTACATCAAGCGAACCTCCAAGCTGGGGAGTTCCATCCTGAACTACATCTGTTAAAGAACCAGCAACTATAGTTACCCATGCTGACCCATTATAATACTTTAAAACATTAGATGTAGTATTATAAGCTAAATCACCTTCATCTAATGATGATGATGGATCAGAACTTGCCACTCTATATCTAGCAGAAAAATCGTTTACTGTACTCATATTACTTGCAACAGTATTTACATTTGCTATAGACCCAGCTACTGATGTAATGTTTGAATTTGCACCAGCTACTGTATTTATATTTGTAGTATTACCAGCTACTGTTGTAATGTTACTTGAAATTCCAGCAACAGTAGTTATATTACTGTTATTACCAGCAACTGTTGCTATATTTGCTACTACACCAGATGCTCCTAATGTAGCCATATTTGTTACATTTGCTGAAGTAGCAAGTAAACTTAAATCAGTTACTATATCACTGGTTGCTAGTGTATTTAAATCACTTACTATATCTGAAGTTGCTAATGTGTTAAGATCACTTACTATATCTGTAGTAGCTAAAGTATTTAAATCATTTACAATATCAGTTGTTGCTAATTTATTTAAATCAGCTACTACATCAGATGTAGCTAATGTATTCAAATCACTTACCACATCACTTGTAGCTAATGTGTTTAGATCACTTACAATATCAGATGTTGCTAATGTATTTATATCATTTATTACATCTGTAACTGCTAATGTATTTAAGTCGCTTACAAAATCAGAAGTTATTAAACTAGCTTTAGCGGCAACGGAAGTAATCTCTGATGCTTTACCAGCAACAGTTGTTATATTACTACTTATACCAGCTACAGTTGTAACATTACTTGATATACCACTTACTGTAGTTACATTTGCAGATATACCAGCAACAGTAGTTACATCAGTAGCAGTTATTGTAGTTGCTACATTACCACTTCCATCAAAAGTTAAAACTTTATTTGCTCTAGTTGCTGATACAGGTAATGTTAATGTTGCTGTAGAGTCATCATCTGTTAATCTTATTGATCTTGCTATCTCATCTTCTCTTTCACCCATCATAGCAACCATTTTATCAAGGTCTGTATTTAAACTATCTATAACAAATGGACCAGATGTAGGAAAATCTGTTGTTCTTTTAACAGGTACATCTCTTACTAATGTATATACATCACTTACTGTAGCACCACCACCGATAGTAATTGTACCACCACCAGATGTGCCAGCACCTTGTACTGAGTATTCTGTAGCATCACTTGGACTAGATGCATATGTAAGAAGTGTAGCACCTTTAAATACTTTTATATCTGTTACTTCAAAGATTTCAAAAGAGTATGCAAACTGCGTTTGCCCACCTGAAGCAGTGTATTGATTTCTTGGTGTTGTATCATTTACGACTATAGCCATAATATTATCCTTGTACCATTATTCTAGTATATCCACAACATTTTTTTCTGCTGAATTAAATAGAGATTTTAAATAAAATACATTATTAAAAGGTATCATACGTCTTGCAATAGATGCTCTCCTATCTAATTTTGTATCTTGATGAAACAGTTTATATAAATCAGCACCTAATCCTCCTACTGGTCCAAATGGTTCTGATATGACATCTTCTGGTGTACCTGTAAAAGGATTTTTTTCTCCCATTAAAGGTCTTATTCCAAAATTATTATTAGACATAACTTCTGCTATATTATTAATATCTAAAAAATACGCAGTCAAACCAGAATATTCTATTGCTTTTAATATTCTTTCTTCTTCACTTTTATATGCCCACCATCCTGGATTTCTAATGTAATCACTTAACATACCAGCAGAAAACATAGCCATCATTCCAGATACCACACCTTTATGTCTACCTTGTAAGGTACTTATCATTATTCTATTAACAGAAGCAAATGCCCATGACATAAATTGTAAAGGAATTTTAAATAAATTATGGTGTCTATCTTTCATATCTTTATTCCAATGACTGAATTTTGCTTTACCATAATGTAAATATGTTTTATCTGTATCTGATGGTGTAACTATAGTATTGTTTTGTTCTGCTCTGACTGCCGCTAAAACATCTCTTGCTAAAATAGGGTCTTCATCCATCCATTTATCTATATTTGTAAAGTAAGTATCTTTACCTTTATATTTTTTTGGTCCATCATGTTTTACCCATAGCTTATATAATCTACTTAATTTATCTTTACCAAAACCTAAGCTAGTATAAATTTTTAAATCTACTTCAAATTCAGCATATCTTTTACCAGTACCAACTGCTTCTGCTAATCTGTATATATTATCATTTGATATATAAGCTACTTGTCTTTTCCATAAAGCTGTCCATTGATTTAATAAATTTGCTGTATAAAAACCTGTGTTAATTTTGCCTAAGCCTTTTAAAAACATATCTCCTATTTTACCAAATGCTCTATTATAAGTGTTACTAGATTGATCAGCTTGATCTGCTACCCTTTGACCAGCAACATTTAATCGTGTATCAAAACCTTCACCACTCATTAAAGTTGCTTCGCCTGATCTTAATTTAGCTTCATGTGCTAATAAATTAGTTTGAAAATCTGTAAGTTCTCTTTTAAATACATTTTTAAAACCATGTGCTAATACTATTTTCATTGGGTCTGCAAGACCAGCTACTGTTGCACTACCCATCATAATTGTTTGTGTAAAGTTCATCAATCCTTGTGCTAGTTGATTACCTCTTGATCCCATATCTGTGTTATGATTTATTCTACCTAATGTAACATCAATAATATCTTCTATATTATCTCTATGCATATTTAATTTATCCATTTGCTCTTTTGGATTTGCTTCAAACTCATCTCCATATCTCATAATCACATCTTCATGTATTCTATACTGTTCATGAGTAGCAAATCTATCTCCATCAAATGCTCTTGCCATTTCTAAATTTACACCAGCTTGTCTTAAATATATTCTTTGTATATTTACTACATCTGTATCTATAAAATCAGCAATACCATTATAATCTTTTAAAAACATATAATTAGGAATATCTATTTTTCTTAATTTTACAAAAGCATTTGTACCTTTAGCATGAATATTATCTATATTTAAATTTTCAGAATCTCTTAGTATAGTGTTTACTGTTCTTATAGCTTTATCTCTAGCTATCATATCTACTAATGCTTCATTAACTGGATAATATTGTTTATTATATTTGTATCTTTTAGCACCCATTTTTAAATAAGTCATAGCAGTTTTTAATTGTGCTTTAGGATTTTTTAAATAATGTTTTTTTAAAAAATTAGTAAATGCTTCTCTATTATCTTCTATTGCTGGTATCATAAAATCTCTATGAATATAAAATGCTTCATCATCCATAGCTTTTGTTTGTCTATCTTTTTTACCTACTGTTAACATACTTCTTTTAAGACTAGCATAATATGCTTTTTGGTTGATAGTCATAGGGTCTTTCATCTTTTTTAATAATCTATTTAATGCATTTATTTGTCCTGATGTAGCTACAAATTCTGTATCTTTAAACTTAAATACACCTACATCTATTTTTTTAAATTCATTTGCTGATCTTAATCTTTCAATTAAAGACTTTACATAATTTCTAGTTTCAGGCGACATAGGATTTGTTGTAGAATCTTCTAATATAGTTTTTAATATTTTTGCATCTTCTTCATAATGATCTTTTAAATAATTATTAAACTTTTTTATTTCTTCATTATCAATATTATATCTTTTACTATAGTCTTTTTCTTTTACAGTTTTTAATATATTTGTAAATGTATCTTTAGCAGTTTCTCTTTGTGTTTTTACACTTGATAATAGTTCTTCTAATCTACCACTAGCATTTTGAGATAGTACATCTCTACCAAACATTTCTTTTTCCATGTTACGCAAAGCATCTAAATGTCTACCAGCATAAAACTGTGCATTAAAATGTAATGCTTCCAACACTGCTTTAGGTAAGGTAGGATTAGGATTCTTTAATAAAGTTTCATATCTTTTTAAATCTTCTAAAACTTCACCAAATTGTCTAAAAGCATTATTATATCTATATTGTAAATTATCTCTTGTATTAAAAAACTTTACTGCATCTCCTTCTTTTTTAATTGTCTGCATAACTTCATTAAATTTTTTAGCTACATTTACTACTTGAGGTATAGGATGTTTAATCTGTCCAAAAGATTCAGGTTTACTTGCGTTCATAATAACTCTACCAACTTCTTGATTAAACATAGCTGGTGTCATTACTTTTTTATCTCTACGATTAGCTATAAATGCTTTTAACGAAGCACTATAATATCTTGTATCCATAGTTAAAAATTCTTTAGTAGTTTTTACACCAGTAAACATTGATTGGTATTCATCTCTAGCAAACTTAACAAAATCTTGTAATGTCCATAACTCCCATCTACCAGCATTTAACTTAACAGAACCACCATACACATTACCATCTCCAGTAGGTTCTACACCTTTTTTAGCATCACGATACATAACATTTCGATCTCCTAAGACTCTTTCTAAAAATTGTCTAGTAGCTAAAGATTGATACCTAGTAACTGCTTGTCCATACATACTAGCTTTCATAAAAAATTCTAAACCAAATGCTTTTTCAGGTAATGCTTCTGGTTGTTTTAATTTGCTTATGCTTCTATCTGCAAAATTACTTGTTAAATATTTTTGATAATCAGAAGGTTCTACATTAAAAGCTTTTTTTAATACTTCTTCTTCTGATACTTCTATTTCTTTTGGATTTATTACTACAAAGTTATCATCAATACTATCTAATTTATTTGCTGCTTTTGCTTTTATTTTAACTCTTTTACCTAACGTACCATCTATTTTTCCGTTATACATAGTGTTTTGTTTTTGTCTTCTTATTTCTCTTAATGCTAATTCATTAATACTATTTTCATAATCAGGTAATCTTTTTTTATAATTAGGATCATTTCTTTTTAAAAACCCTAAAGACTCAGGTGCATTACGAGTATGCATTACTTCATGCATAATAATAAAATCTAACCACTCTTGAGGATTATTAAATGTATCTTCTGGTAATGCTTTTACTCCTGATAATTTTGGATTTGTCCATGCTTTTTTATCATACAATTCTCCCATTATATATTTAGGATTTATATATATAATCTTATTTTTATTATCTGTATAAGCACTTATTATTCTCATTTTGCCAGCTTCATTTTTTATTTTATTAGTATTTACAAATTGTATTTTATATCCTTCTGGCATTTTAGGAATAATAACATTACTAATATTAGCATTACCTTCTTGATCTATATTGATTATACTTGGTTCTGGCATAGGTTGTTTCTTACCATACCTACCATCAAATGATAATTTAGGTTCATATGTAATTAATTGAGGATCAGTACCTTGTGCTGGACTATTATCATAAGTTATTTTTGAAGGTTCTATGTCTATATAATCTCCGTCATAAGTAATTTGTCTTACTTCATCTGCACCATCATCTGCGTAAGTTGCTTTAAAATAATTACTTCCAAATCTTTTAGATAATCCTCCAATAGTACCACCTAATAAACCACTTAATATAGCACTGCCACCTACAGCATATACACTTTCAATAGGTTGATAGTGAGGATCATTGTAACCTCTTGCTAGTTCTTGACCACCTGTAAGAACAGCACCAGCAGTACCCATTCTTTTTGCTCCTCTCCAAAAACCTATACCCCATACTGTAGGTATAGGTATCAAGTTTACAGGATCAAAAATACCAGCAAACAAACCAGCACCAATAGATTTATTAATTGCTAAATCTTCTCTAACAGAAGCCATTTCATTGTATATTGTATTTCTGTAATCAAATTCTTTTTGTGACTTTGACATTACTAAATCTTCTTGTAAGTCATAAGGTAAGTCTTTTATCATATCAGAACTTACTTCAAAGTCTGGGTCTTCTTCAAATTGTCCTTGTGCTACTCTATCTAAAAAAGGTTTATAAACAAATTTATAGTTATCTCCTACATCTTGCCAAAAAGAACGTGTTCTTGTAGGTGCTGGATTTGGTCTATATCTTAAATCGTATAAATCACTCATTCCAAAATGCTTCAAATTTATCTTGTGTATCTAACTTTAAATTCGTATTATAATTATTTTTATATAACCAATATGCTTCTGATGGAGTATCGTAAGAATTTAAAGCACCTTGAGTTGATAACCATATTCTTACCATAGCCATTGATACTAAAGGATTATCTAAATCAGTATAGTTTAAATTTTTTAATTCAAACTTTTTTCCTCCACCTAATAAATCAGGGAAATCTCTATTAATAGCATCTTCTATTTTTTTAATTGTTCTACCTACTATCGGAGGTAATCCTGTTCCAGCTTTACCATAACTATCTGCATTTAATTCTTTAGTATGTCTTCGTTTAAGGTCATCAAATATACCTACTTTTTCTTTACCTGTATCTTTATCATAAGTAATTTTATCCATTTGTGCTATACCAGTGCTTACTCTACCTTCTTGATATGTAAGTTTATTTATACCAAATTCACTTTCTGTACCTAAAGTAGCATACATAAATCTTCTATTAGTTTGATTGTTATTAGCTGTAATGTTTAATATATAATCAATACCTTCTCTAACCATATCTTTGCCTTTTGCTTTATCTACTGTGTAACTATAATCAGGTTGGTCTATACCTTTATATGCTCTGTAATCATCTGCTATAACTTTTTTTAATTTTCTTTCTTCTGCTAGTGCTTGTTTCTCAGATAAATAAGATGGAAATTGATTTAAACCTCCTACAGAAACAATATAATCTTCTAATAATTCTTCTTCTCCTGGTTGTATCTCTCTATACACTCGTTCATTTTGATTGTTTGTATAAGCAATAACAGAAGGAATAAGATGATATTTTTTTGTAGGTACTGCTCCATATGTACTAACAACATTAGTTGTTTCTACTATTCTTCCTTTTGTAGTAGTTATACTACCATCATCATTAAGAATACCATTATGACTGCCTAACACCATTCTATGTAAATTTATATATTTTAATTCTTGTTGATTAATATTAACAACTTGTTTTGTACTAAGAGTATTATCTCCTACTGATAAAGGAGTAAACTTACTAAATCTAGGTTTATATTTTTTTACAGAATCACCACCACTAATAGCTAAATCAGGTATATCACCTTCTTCAGTTGTTCGTATATCTAAACTTTCTCTTTCTAATAATAGTTCTTTTGTGTTAGCTTGATTTAAAAAATTATTGTTATCATGTAACATAATATTTAAAGGTATTATAAGGTCTTGTCCTGATTCATTTTTAATACTGCCATGTTCTGCCATAGCAGTAGAATTTGCATCTTTAGCAGTAGTTCTTGATCCTATTAATATTACTTTATATCCTTCTGTAATATCTTGTGAATTTTTTACTGCTTGTAATCTAAAGGTTACTCCAGGTATTAAAGCTATTTTGTTTCCATTTTTATCTTGTATTGTAAATACATCTTTAATTAAAGTTTCTTTACTAGATAAATTATCTGTAATTGGTGTTGCATTAAATTTTATTTTACCTGTATTTACATAATTTAATTCATTAGGATTAATAGTTCTTGCACCATATTTTTCAACCATTCTTCCTTGAGAATTATCTTGAATCATTTTGTCTATATTAGATAATTCTATTCCATCTGATAAATTTAAATCAAAAGGAAGTGTTTTTAATTCATTTATAATTGCTATTGTTGCACTTGTATACATAGGATTACCACCAGCATATGTAATTACGTTTGATGCAATTTGATGTCCTTCATGTGATAATGTGTCTTCATTATATAAATCATTTCTATCAGCAACATTTACAATGTTATCATTAGTTTTAAATACTTCATTCATAATAAATCTATCTTTAACTGGTATAATAGTGTTTAGCCTTGCTTCAAATACTTTTTTTAATAATTGTGTTATATCTTGATCACCATTCATTAATTGATTATTGTAATCTGCTATAGTACCAATAGTTACTAAACCTTTTTTAATTTGTTCATATGCAGTATACATTTCTACTTGATTATCATCTGTTTTATATTCATCAAATAAAAGTTTTCTTATATAATTTTCTTTAGCTACTTTATTTTGATCTTGTGGATTTTCCATTCCTATATTTGAAAACATTTGATTTGTTAAACCATTAAATGTATTTTTATCTAATGAATATAAATTTTTTAAATTAGTATAATATGATTCTAAAAAAGTACTATCTGCTGGTAATGCACTTGCCGCTTCTAATTTTGCATATTTATTTATATCTTTAAAATGTTCTTGTGTTACATTATTTTTTTTTAACTGTGTAAAAAATTCTACTTTTGTTTTAAATTCTTCAAAGTTACTAGCTGGTCTACCTAAGTAATCATAAATAACTTCAGGCATATGATTTAATGTTTTATTATATTGATGTGTAATTCCTACTAAATTATTTATGTTTTGTATTTTTTTATCTTTATCTTGCACATTTAAATAAGCATCTAAATTTGTAAAGTCTATACCATAAGATTTTAAAACTGTTTCATTAAAATGATTATTCCTATCTGTTTTTGAAGCTGGTGAATATCTTTGATTTGACTTACCAGAAAATATATTAGATAAATTTTGATTAGTATTTCTATCTTTTTTTCCTATAGCACGTAATTCTTCTATTCTATTATTAAGTTGATTTACAATTTGTTTTTTTACTACATCACTACCAGCAAATAAATTTTGTAAATCTATTGCTGTATAATCTTTTGTACCTATTGTATAAGTATCTTTATCATTACCTGAACCATCACTTATAGCATTTTTTAATGCAGTCAAATATCCTACATTATCTATTTCTGTATCTTTATCTGGAATTAAAGTACGAATAACTTGTACTTTATCTGTGTCTTTTAATAGTTGTTTTGTTGCAATTAAATTTTTACTTTTAGGATTAACTTTTAATTGTTGTTCTACATCTATTAATAATTTTTCTATAGGAGTATTATTATCTGTAATTTTATTTATAAGTATTTCTTCTTGTTTTTTGTCAATTACTTTTGATTCAGCATTTGCAATTTCTAATAAATGTTTTGTAGCTTTTTCTTTAATTCTTTCTTTAAAACCTATATGATTTATTCTTGCTTTAGTCATAGAATTATCATGACTTAATATACCACTATCTTCAGAATCAGTTTTAAATTTAGCATCATGTGAAGTTAAAAGTTCTTCAAAACTTTTATCTGTAAGAGTATTATTTTGTATCATTTTTTCTAATGCTTCATCTATTTGTATATAAGAGTTCAAACTTTTTTCTTGCATTAATAAAGAATTAGTTGCAACAGTATTTTGTATGGTTACTGCTTTTTGTAATCGTTCTCTTATTCTATTTCTTGTAGCATCACTATTAAATTTATCTAATACAAATTTACTATTTATTTCTATATCTTTACCAAGTTTACTTTTTATAGTAGCTCCTGTACCAGTACCATTTAAAACACCTACAATACTTTCTACCTTGTCAATATTTACATATTCTCCTTGTTCATTAACATGAAATACATCAGCAATAAAAGCATTTATATTACTTGCTTCTGTAAATTCTAATAATTTTTTTTGTGCTAAATCATTTTCACCAAAATTTAATTTAACATATTTTTCTATTGTTTCTTTAAATCTACTATCTATATCTCCTCTTGTTTCAGAATCAAAAGTAGTATTTGCCATTTCATCAATTAAGTTATCTAACCTTGTTACTAAATTATTTGTAAGAGTATTTAACTTTCTTGATGCTAGTTTTTTATATTCATTATTTAAATTACTTGATATACGATCATTAGCTTTTGACATACTAAAGTTTTTAAATTCATCTGGTACTGCTTCTAATATACCTTCTACACCAGCAGTCATTTTTGAATTTAATAAATCCAT